ATTGCTGCCGATCCGCTTACTGCGGTCAACAGTCGTCTCTCGGCTCTCGTGTCGGTGAACGTCACCAGCCCTATTGACGGTTTTACCGTTGATGAGCTGGCGGATCAGATCACGGGTCTTGCGACCCTTCTGACCGCGTCGTCTGCTGCCACTGCCAAGAAGATCCTGGGTGGTGAGAAGTGACGGCCTTTGAGGCCATCGCTGTCATCTCCCTGTCTCTTGTGGTTTCCACCATTTTGGGTGCTTTTGCACTCGCAGGTGGCCATCGCGGTAGGCGGCACTGAGAACTGATGTGAGCTGGAGGCCGGACTCAATCCCTTGAAAGGGTGAGATGAAAAGCCTATACCAACTCCACCAAACTGTCCTAGAAGACCTAGGACAATTCTGCTCGATCGACATCGCTCGGGACGTAATTACTACGTCCCGACGTTATGAAGACGAAGGTGAAGGTTACTTAACCATCACCCTGCCGAAGCTAGCTAAGGCCCTCGAAAGAGGACTTGAAACTGGCTCCTGGCCGGCTCATGACGCGAGTGCTTGGCACCACGTCAGAGGGCTCCCCGCTTACATGCGAGGTTTCCTCAGCCGTGTCTTCGATGAAGACAGCGGTATCATTCTAGACAGCCCAGATCCTCAATGTATCTGGGCAGTGAGGCAGTTTTGCTACCTCACTCATAAAGTCGAAATCCCGTGTACTCCCGAAAGGGAGAAGGCGGCACTCGACCAGTTTGTGTCTACTGACGACAGCCTGCTAGGGCTTCCGGGTCGAATAGATCCTTCCCGAATGGCCACCTTTGAAAAGGTGGCTCGCAAGCTGTTTGGGGACATCTTCCAGGAATGCGATCGAAAGATCGCCTCCTGGGAGCTCATCCCCAAGCATGGTCCCGGTGCTGTGGCTGAGCGCCTATCCCAAAAGGAGAAGCGCGAATACCAATATTGGACGGAGCGGCTCGAAGCCGTCTTCCCAAAATGGAGGTACACCACAAACTCGCAAGAGTTCACCGTGCCGGACAATGCCGTACCCATCAGCAGTGAGGCGCCCGTTAGGGTCGTCACTGTGCCGAAAACCCAATCAACTCCTCGAGTGATCGCCATCGAGCCTAGTTCTGTGCAATATGCACAGCAGGCTCTCAAGCGAGAGTTCTACGAGATGATCGGGCGAGGGCCCTTAAGTAAGGTCCTCGGGTTCCAGGATCAGACGCGTAATCAGCGACTGGCAGAAAGAGCTTCGCGAACCAAAGAGTTCGCTACACTCGATCTTTCAGAAGCTTCAGATCGCGTCCACTGGTTCCTTGTCTACCGTATGCTAGCACCTTATCCCCATTTGTGGGAGTTTGTGTGGGCTACGCGTAGCCGTTCGGCGCTTGTTCCTGGATATGGCGTTAAGCCTCTCCAGAAATTTGCATCGATGGGTTCTGCTTTGACGTTTCCGGTCGAAGCGATGGTTTTCACCATCCTCTTGACCTGCGCGCTGAAGCAGACAGGATACCGCTCGACCAGCCGGAAATCTCTTTCCGGCCTCATCAGCGTCTACGGGGATGACTTAGTTCTCCCTATAGATGCGGTCGACTGCGCTCTCGACTGGCTTGAACACTTCGGTGCTAAAGTCAATCGATCCAAGTCCTTCTGGAATGGTAAATTCCGGGAGTCCTGTGGAGCGGAGTTCTACGATGGACATGATGTCACCGTAGTTCGCGCGAGAAAAGAGCTACCAAGCTCACGCAGTGATGCAGCTGAAGTTGCAGCGCTAGTTGACCTTAGAAATCGCCTATACCACGGCGGTCTCTGGGGATCGGTGAGGGCTATTGATGAGGCATTGAGTGGTCTCATCACCTTACCGGTTTCTAGCGTTACCGAGGGGACCCCTCCTGGATATATCCATAGAAGGTCCTTCCTTAGTCGTCCACTCGTAGGGAACCGCTGGAATGCGGCTCTTCAGAGGGATGAACGGAAAGTCCCTGTCCTCGTACCCACCAATCCGGTTAAATACCGGATCGATGGAGAGGCAGGACTTCTCGAGTGGTTCCATGATTCTCTTCGCCGAGGAGATCTTGTGGATCGCTACGACAGTCAAGAACGTTCTACGTCGTTCAGCATTCAACGTAGATGGGCAGACGCCACCATTTAAGGTGAGTCTGGGCGGTTAACCAAGCCGCCG